GCGCGTATGGCCCGCAGTAGTCGATGTCAGCGTCTATCGCTTCATCAATGCAAGCCATCATTTCGTCGGTGACGATTGTGCAGGCCATAACATCTGTGCGGCTGCCTTTTGCGTGAACAAGCCACAACCCCGGCTCAGTAGGAAGGTCGTGCCAGTCTGGTTTCATGGTTGATCCTTGAGGGCGCGGATTCCGTAGGCCGCTTGATTTGCGAACGTATAATTCTCCGCCTCCTCCAGCGCCGCATTTCTCGCTTCTCTGCTGCCTGTTGATTGGTCTTCTTGCTCACGCTGCGATCCTCTGCAAAACTTCGCCACGCGCGATGCGGTCGTCAATATCCCGAAGCGCGCGGCGGACTTCGAGTTGTGAGGCGTTCGACACCATGCGCTCGTGCACGTCGAGCAGGTCGCGAACGTGTTGCAGCTCCGGTCCGCTGAATCCCCAGCGGCCGACTTGCGTGAACCGCCGATCCGCGTTGAGCAGCGCCGTCTGACAACGCTCGACGATCTCCGTCGCTTCTTCGCCGATGCCCTGGCGAATCAGTGCGCCGGTCATGTTGCAGGCCAGCGAAATAGCGCCGATGTGCTCTGCGGTGCCGTGGCCTTTCGTGATCGCGTCAAGGCTGGCGAGCGCCAACAACTGCACCTCGTCAACCTTGTGACTCGGCAGCGGTGTTGCCGCCCAATTGGCGCGTTCCAGCAAGCGCAGACCGGCGGTCGGGTCTACGCGGTCATTGTGGCGCCCGCGCTTGAACTGGGCGGCTCTGCGGTGGGCTCGGTTCATATTTTGGTGCCTTCTTCCCATTTCGGCACAATGGCGCCGCACGGGCCGACGCCCCTGACCTGATCGTCGTCACTAAGGATGCGAGCGTTGACGATTCCGACGCATTCAAAAACCGCAAAGCGGCTGCGCGGACGAGTTGCAACCAAGTGTGCGGCTTCTTTCTCGGCCGCTGCGCGGTCAGGCTGGATCACTGTCGGGCGTTTGGGCTGTGGGATCGGGACATACTTTTCGCCAGCAAGCTTGCGCGCGTCCATAGCCCACCACTCCGCGTAATCGGTAACGTCAATGACGACACATTGGCTCATGTCGCTATTCCATCCAAGACATGCAGTCCTCGGTCTCGCAGGAGCCGTGGACGTGCCCGTTATGAGATGACTGGCTCAGATGCAATCTCCCGTTGCATTCAGGGCATTTGACGACCTCGTGACGAGACGTGGCTGGAACGCCCTTCACCCGCCATTCGTTTGCGATACGCAGGCCAGAAAGCGTGCGTCGCATGGCTGCCTCTAGCGCGGCCTTTTCCTGTGCACGCTCCTCCGGCGTGAGCATTGATCGCTTGTCACAAGGGATGATCGCTATCCCGGCTCGCTCGCGCACATGGGCAAACGGATTTGGATCAACGCACGGGCGACGCAGCGCGGCGCCAGCGGTTTCGCCAAACGTTGATTCAGGGACGCCAGCGCGGCAGTAAGCGCCGTCAAAAAACCCGCGTCCGTTGTAGTGGCGGCAGTAGTTGGTTTCGTTCATTTTTTCCTCGATCGTCCCAAGTGGTTTGGAGTGGGGGCCGGGTTGCCCCGGCGCGTGCGGCAATGCGCGCTTTGGCCAAAATTCGCAAACCGCCAAAATAGAGCCCCGGCGCTTCGTGGTCGTACTCGCGCAGTTCGGCCTTGCCGTCATCCACAATGTCGCCGTGATACCAGCAGAAGCAGGGAACATGTGCGGTGACGTAACTCAGGAATGCGTCACAAAACTGACAGCGCTTGAACGTGCTGGCTTGACCGTCCCACACGCCAAAAACATCTTGGTACGTTTGCCCCGGCTGAATAGCGGGCTGACGACATTCACTGCACACATGCTGTTTGCGAGCAACGCGCGCAGTCTGGCGATACACCGTCGGTCCGTCATAATCACAATAGCATTCCATCGCTATCTCCCGTTAGCAGGCAAAAGCATGTCGCCCTGCACCGCCGTCTCGCCAGCGCCGACTTTTGCGTTGCATTTGTCGGCAGCTTTGCGCCAGTCGCCCTTGCAAAACACCAGCACGTTCTGGTGCGTCTTTGCCATCTTGCGGCTTGCCTTCAAACTGCTTCGTCACTCGCATTGCGGCAGTGCCCACCATAGTAAGTAACACGGCTTCGTTGTATAGCCGCGCGCCGGCCTGCTCGAATCCGTCGATGGTTTCGCTCACGAAGTTCCGATAGAACCCGCGCGCATCGCGAAAGTCGCCTACCACAAAACACGCGAAGGTGTCGGGCTTCATGCGGCCCACGGCGCGCAGAATGATCCGCTTGTATGCGGCCACGAAGGCGTGCCAGTCCATCGCGCTAAGGTCGCGCGGGTCGTCGCTGTACTTTTCCAGGTCGCCATATGGCGGGCACGAGAAAACAAAGTCAGCGGCAGGCGCATCGGCCAGCGTTTCCATGCTGTCTCCGCACACCCACACCGGGCGCACCTGCGGCGCAATCTGTTCGGCCTGCACTTCGTTTGCCGCAATCTGCTCGGGACGCAAGTCGCAGCCCCAGTACTGCCGGCCCAGGCACCCGGCCACGATGCCGCGCACGCTGCCGCCCGCAAAAGGGTCAACCACTTGGCTGCCTGCTGGGCTAAACCAGCGGTAAGCAAGCTCGCACATCAGCGGGTCAAAGACGCTTGTGTCTGCCGTATCTCGCTTAGCGCCGTCGTCGTCAAAATATCCGCCCTGCCTACGCAGCAGCGAATCGGAGAACCCGAAAAGCTCTTTCTCTCGCCCATCTTTGCCGTTTATGCCAAGCGCAATCCACGCACGCTTGCGCTCTTGCCACTCACCTGTTCTTGCGTCGAGCGCAGTGAACGGCGGCAGCGTAAAGCGTTCCGCCACTGGGCCGCTGGCTTTCGGCTTCACAACTTCGCCAAACAGGTCGTGACCGTGCAGTGCAAATTCTGTCATGTTGTTCCCTTAAAATGCCTAACAAGTCATTCCACCGGACGGCCTTCGGCCGCGCGGTGAATTCCGGCGTTCAACTACTTCCGCCAGTCGTTCTTGTTCACGCCTCGCGCCATGAAGGCAATCGAGATCATGTTTTCGGTGATCGTGCGACGCAGGTCTTTCGACATCTGCGCCGCAATCTGCTTGCGGTTCATGCCGTCACGGAAGAGAGCGACAGCCTGGTCAATCTCGCGCGCCGTCAAGTCCTGCGGTTCGCGCGGCATCGCTACCTGTGCCGTCATGGCGTGGCCGGTGAAGGCGAGTTGGGCTAGGTTCATTTCATGTCATCCAAGCAGAGCACGATGCCACGGCAGTACATTTCGCCGTCTTCGTGGATGTTGAATTCAGAGTGCGGAATGTCGGTCTGATAAGTCCAGCAAGGCGTGCCGGTGTCGGACCAAATGGCGCGCACCGTGGATGCCGTCGCCTTCAACTTGGCAAAATGCGGGCACTCGTCGTTTTCACAGTCGTTCTGCAACAGTCCATTGCTATCGAGATACGCGGTCGTTCCGTCGTAGGCTCCAATCTCGTCGTAGATGGCCCCGCGAAACTCCATCAAGTCGTCGGATGCACCAAAGATGATGACAAGCCGATTGGCCTTGGCGGTGTCGATCAATTCCTGCGGAATGTTCGTTAGATATTGCAGGTCAGCCACATTCAGCGCTGCCGCAAGGTTGGCGTGTGGTGAGATTGCTTCGCTCATGCGGCTACCTTTGTCATCATCGCGCGAAGCTCGGCTTCTTCGGCGTCAACTTCTTCGAGGAACTTGCCGAGCCCCATTACCAGTTTTGCCAGCGCTTGCTGGTCGCGCTGCACGCGGCGAATCACAATCTGCAACTCGCCGGGAAACTCCGGGTGATACGACACGAAATCGCACCACGCTCGGCCAGTGGCGAGCATCTGGCCCTGTACCTGCCAGAAGTACGCCTTTGGGCACTCGCCGACCGGCAGGCGCAGGTAGTCGATGTGCGTCGCCGGGTTCGGGCATTTGATTTCGAGCAGGCCGTCGTCGCCGATCAGCCCGTCCGGCGATGCGCCAGCGGCCATGCCTTCAATACGCACAAACCCGGCTTCGTCAACCAGTCGCCGCGTGCGGACCTGATACAGCGCACGGGCGTCCGGTTCGCGCTCAGTGCCTACCAGCATGGCGCGGTTGCTGTACGTTTCGACGGGCTTGCCGGTCAGTCGCTCGCACACAAGCTGCGCGCGGTAGTTGCGGCGATCCGCCGATTCGCCAGTTTTGACGGTCGCCATGACATCGGCGAACCGTGACGCCGTGGCAAGCCCACAGCGTTGCAGGCGCCATGCGTCGGTCCCTTGCTCAATCACGGGTTGGCCTCCGTCTCGACGGTCGCGGCGCGTGCCTTCTTGGTCAACTCCTTGAGGCGCGGAGTCAGCGCCGCGCCGTCGTCTTCGCTGACGGTTTCCCACCATGCGGAAAACGAGGCGTAACCCTTTGCGGCTTCGGCTTCGGCGGTTGCCAAGAGTTCATCGGAAAGCGACGGCAGCGCGGGCGCCTCGGTGACGCGGCGGGCAGTGCCTTCGATTGGCGCGGCCTCGGCAATGCGATCGGCTTCGTCTTGATCGTAGATTCCAGCAAAGCCGAACGCCAAGCGGGCGCACTGGATCATGGCCTTATGGCGCAGCATCCGGCGCGGGTGCGTCTTCCACGGAGCAACGTCGCGCTTGCACTCGGTCATGTACTCAGTAACGACGATCGGGTGCGTGCGGTCCTTGCGGTAGATGGTGCAGGTGCAGGACTCTTCATCCTGCTTGAAGTCCATGCCGTCAAATTGCGGGTTGTCGTTGATGATCCGCGACCAGCCGTCAACGCCGACCACCGGAACAATGCCGTTGTTGCGGTCAGGGAACGCGTACAACTCGCGGGTGAATGGGTTAAGCCCATATTGCTGCGCGACGACGCATAGCGCGGTCATCTGCGCGTCCGTGGCCGGGCCTTTGAATGCCGTTGCCTTGAGGATTTCGGTCGCTTCGCTGGCGTTGCCAAGGGCGAAACGCTCCGCGAGCTTGGCGATTGCTGTGGTCATGGATTACTCCGGTTGAACCCGTTTAGGGTTGGTTGTTCTGCGCGCACAATGGCCGCGTTGTTCGCTCTCAGTCATCGCCAGCCGCATCACAAGCTGTACACGGCACTGCGCCTGCTCTGGTGTTGGTATGTTGACTACCGCTGTGTCTGTTGGCAGCAGCAGGATCAGGAGGAGGGCGCGGGTCATTTCTTCATCGCTTCATTTACCCGATCAATCAATATTTGCATCGCGTCCGCTGGTGTCTCGTGCCTAAAGCCGCTTGATATTTCAAATTCGCCACCAGTAACAGTTGTGTTCATCTTGATTGATGCGCACCAACTACCATAAAAACCAAGCCTCGGGTTGCCAAACTGGCGCAGGCTTATCA